GGTTGTGCTTGCCGTACTGTCTTTAATCAAACCAGTTTTCGGAGGCAAAAGCCTAAAGAGCATTCGATTCATTACCGCTTTAAGTTTCGAAAAATACATTGAAATTATCTTTAAAACTCTTAATCTCTATGCTCTCGCTTCGCTGTAATATTTTCTATGCGTTTATCCTGGAAAAAGGTGATGAAAACATTATGAGCGACAGCACGCTTGCAAGACGCACCGAAATAGCCGTAAAGGTTGACGGCGTGGACATAAGCGAGGATATGAATAAATACCTCTTACAAATGACCTACACCGACCATGAGGAAGATAAAACGGATGATTTGCAAATATCCCTTGACGATAGGGAAGGCATATGGCTAACGAATTGGCTTGACAACGAAAACGGCACAAAGGGCGCGGAAATATCCGCCGTCATTATTCAAAAAAATTGGAATTCGGACGGCGTCGACCGTGTGCTTGATTGTGGCGTATTTAATATTGACAGCGTGGACGGTTCCGGGCCGCCGTGTGCGGCGTCAATAAAGGCGACCTCCCTTCCGTTTACAGCCGCGGCAAGGACGGCAACTCATACAAAAGCATGGGAAAACATAAAACTTTCGGCCATAGCCGAGGAAATAGCCGGTAAAAACGGCATGACGCTCATGTTTGAATCGTCCTTCGACCCCATGTATGACCGGCGGGAACAGGTGGAAATATCGGATATAGTTTTTTTACAGGGGCTTTGCCATGACGCCGGTATATCCCTCAAAGCGACAAGCGGCTTCATTGTCTTATTTGACGCGGCGGATTACGAGCAAAAGCCCGCGATAACAACGATAGAGCGGGGTGTATCGGACGTCAAGAGCTTTCGTCTCGGAACGGGGACAAACGACACGCAGTACGCCCGTTGCCGCGTGAGTTACACCGACCCGATAACAGGAAAAACATATGAGCATACATACAAACCGCGAAATTCAGACCCCGAGGGGCAAACGCTGGAAATAAACGAAAAAGTAAAAGGCAAAGAAGAAGCCCGCCAGCTTGCAATGAAGCGATTGCGGCAAAAAAACAAAAACGAATTTCAGGCGGAATTTACGCTTGTCGGGGACGTTCGCCTTGTGGCGGGCGTTACTGTTGAGGTTATCGGGTGGGGCATGTTCGACGGTAAATACATCATCGAAACCGCGACGCACAGCGTAACAGCGAGCGGCTATACCCTTCAACTCAAGTTGAGGCGCGTATTGGAGGGCTATTAATGAATATCGAATCAGCATTAAAAAACTTAGTCCGCATTGGCACGGTCAGTAGCGTTGACGTTGAAAAGCGGCTCGTCCGCGTAACGTTCGCCGACAAGCAGGATGTTGACGGGAAACCGCTTGTATCGGGGCCGCTCAAGGTTTTGCAAAATCAGCCCCTTATTACGATTGAAAAATGGTCTGAGGACTTCGCACACAATCTTAATAAGTGGGATTACGAAACGGAGTACAACTCGCACGACCGCGAAATCGACATAGGTGAAGCATACGTAAAAAACCCATACGCCGAACTTAGGGATGTAATAAAGAACGAAAAAATAATCACACACGGGAAAGAATTTACTATCAGTGGGCCTAGTTTGCCGTGTACATGCGGCGCATCCGCGGGGCCGTGTCCCATGCACGGGGAAACATGGGCGCAATTTAACCGTCAAATCGTGACCGTTTACCCGTGGTTGCCGTATGTCGGACAACTTGTCGTGTGTCTGTATCTACCGAACGGAGATAGCGACGGCTTTGTATTGGGGGGTATCTGAACCATGGCAACCGTAGGGACGCTCGGTAATATCGTCTTTTCAGTGTCAAGCGAAAGGGTAAACACTTTTGACGGCATGAAGTGGGAAAGTTCGGCGCAATATGCCACACACAACCGCCACTTGAAAGACGTGTTACTCGAATACACAGGAACAGACGCGGACAAAATCAGCTTTTCAATGTATTTTTCCGTGTTCTTGGGCATGGATCCGTTCGAGGAGATAGAAAGGCTATTGAAAGCGGAGCGCGACGGTCAGGTTATGCGGTTAATAATCGGCGGCAAGCCGTACGGCAGACACGGATTTGTTATCACCAACACGTCAAAAGACCTTGAGCGGTTCGACAATAAGGGTAACTTACTCATTGCGCGGGTGAATGTTTCGCTTATGGCATACGCGGGGAGGTAATTATTTTGACGCACACAATAACGGCGGACGAGCGCCCAATAATTAACCTTGCGCCGGGTACGCTCATTGAGGAAATTTTACAAAATGTCGCAATGATTATCACGACCATTAAAAACACCGCGCCGCTTTTCCGTGATTTTGGCATATCCGCGACTTTTCTTGACAGGCCGACGCCCGCCGCCGAAGCCGTGTTGATTGCGGAAATATTGGACGCGATAGAAATGTACGAACCGCGGGCGGAAATCATAAGTGTGATTTTCATACGGGACGAGATGGCGGGCAAGCTAACGCCGCGCTTGGAGGTGGCGATACGTGGGTAGTTCAAGATTCTTTCCTGATGTAAATTTCGTTGACACGAACACCGAACCGCTTGTAAATAGCCTGATAGCTTCATATGAGCAATTTACAGGCCGGACGCTATATCCCGCGGACCCGGCGCGGCTTTTCATTTTATGGATTGCTGACATACTAATGCAAGAGAGGGTAATAATCGACCGGGCGGCAAAGCAGAACGTCCCTCGGTACGCGGAAGGTGAATATCTGGATTCACTCGCGGAAATATTCAAAGACACGCCGCGCATACAGGCACAACCCGCGACAACAACGCTTCGTTTTAAAATTTCAGCGGCGCAACTATCCGCGCAAACCGTCCCGATGGGGACACGGGCGACGGTTGACGGAACAATAACCTTTGAAACAACCGAGGCGGCCACCGTGGAGCCGGGGGAAATTTACGCCGACGCTCCCGCCGTTTGCCTTGAGGTGGGCGCGGTTGGTAACGGGTTCGTGCCGGGGCAAATAGCACAAATCGTTGATGTTTTTCCGTTTTTCGAGAGCGTGGAAAACGTGACGATAAGCGAAGGCGGCGCGGATACGGAAACGGACGAGGCATTTTATGAGCGATTGCGGGACAGTATGGAAACTTTCAGTACGGCTGGACCGTTGGGGGCATATATCTATTGGGCGAAAACGGCCAGCACCTTGATTGTGGACGTAATGCCGACAAGCCCCGAACCCGGCGTTGCTGATATTCGCATATTACTTGAAAATGGAGGATTGCCGGATGATGAAATAATAGGAAAAGTTTACAACACTATAAACGAGGACAAGACGCGCCCCTTTACCGACTTTGTGCAAGTGTCCGCTCCCGACCTCAAGCCGTATGACCTTGATTTTACGTATTACATACCGCGCCCCAGGGCGAACAGCGCGGCGTTGATACAGGCGGAGGTTGCGCGGGCATTGGAAGAATATAAGCGTTGGCAGTCAAGTAAAATGGGGCGCGACATAAACCCTGATGTACTCACGCAATTATTACGTAAAGCAGGCGCAAAGCGGGCGGTAATCCGAAGCCCCGCCTTTACGGTCATCGAGGACACCGGCGTTGCCGTTTTGAGAAGCGAAACGGTCATATATGGGGGGGTGGAAGATGAATAACACCCTTTATGATGTGGACTTTACGCGGGCGTTGCCCGGTCCTCTAAAGAATGATGATAAAATGCTTGCGCTTGGTAAAGTAATAGCGGGTGAGCTACAGGAAAATATACGGCTTGCCCGCCTTGCTATTATTTACCCGCGCATTGACGAGCTTGACGAGGAATTACTTGACATTTTAGCCCATGATTTACATGTCGACTGGTACGACGACACGCACCCGATTGACATAAAGCGGGCGGTAATCAAAAACAGCGTAAAGATACATAAACGCCTCGGAACAAAATACGCCATTGAAACCGCGCTTAGTACCGTATATCCGCATAGCAAGGTTCAAGAGTGGTTCGAGTACGGAGGAACGCACTACCGCTTCCGTATAGTCTTAGACGCGACCGACGCGAAAGTCCCCGTTAATCTTGAGGAAATCGTAAAGACAGTAAATATTTACAAGAGGCTAACGGCACACCTTGATGAAATCGTAATTCAGCATGAATTTTACCATACCGACTTCGCGGCTTGCGCCGTCTCGGAGGTAATTCGGGAGTATTTTATCCGCGAGGAGACGGAGATCGGCGATGTTATTGATGTTTGGGATTATTCCGCGGTCGCGGTGAGTGAGTATATAGGAGAGGAGTACAGGAGCGATGACTGACGTGAATACCGCCTTGACGGCGGCGGGACAGGTGTTGCGGGCAAAGATAGAGCTTGGGGACGGTACAGTCCCGCTGGAGATAACGCGGATTGTCACGGCCGCCGGGAGAAGCGACGACCCGTTGAATTTGACGGCCGGGATTGATGAAAAACTGGAATTTAAGATAACGGGCCGGGTGACGGCCGGGACGCGGACGGTTATCAGATGCTTGCTGACGAATTATGGGAATCCGGAGACGGGAGAGCCGCCGTTGGCGGTGGGGTATCCGCTGTCGCAGGTGCTTTTTTACGCGATAGACCCGGACGAGGGGGAAATCCTGTACAGGATATCGCAGTATGGGAGCCCGTATTACGTTCCGGCTGTCCACGAGCGGGGGTGGACGTTTGAACCGACGTTTAATTTTGTGACGGATAACGCGCGCGAGGTGATTGTCCGGATAGATCCGTCGGGGTTTGCGACGCTGAATAACGTTTGGGGCAGCGTTGAGTATTCGGATAACGCGGAGCCTGCCGCGGGCGTTAAAACCCATTACCGGGAGACGGAGGATGCCTCGGAATATACGCCTTCCGTGCCGACGGCACTTTATGAAGGGGCGAAAATTACGGAGATTATCGTGCGCGACAGTCCGGGAGACCCGGCCGAGAATAACGCGCGGATCGCGCTGCCGGTGACGGTGCTGGAGGCGGTGTTGAAGCAGGAAACCGGGGAAACGCTTGCGAAGTTGCTTGAGGGACACGAGAGCGGGCAGACAATTAAGCCCAATCTGACCGACGGGGACGCCGCGAGCACGTTGCCGACCGAGGGGACGCCGACGGCGTTGACGGCGCTGCTGAATACCGTTCGGAACTGTTTAAAGTGGCTGGTGGGACGGTTTGACGCGTCGGGTAATCCTACCGGCAAGGCGGCTACGGCTGGGACGGCGGACACGGCTAACGCGCTGACGACGGCGCGGACAATCACGGTAAGCCCGACCGAGACGGCGGCAGGGAGCTTTGACGGCTCGGCGAACACGACGGTCGGGGTGTCGGTGACGACGGCGGCCGGAACGGCGGCGAACACGCTGCCGGCGACAGGGGCGACGGCGTTGCAAACGTGGCTTGTGACAGCGCGTAACTGCCTGGCGTGGCTGGTGGGACGGTTCGACGCGAGCGGCAATCCTACCGGCAAGGCGGCTACGGCTGGGACGGCGGACACGGCTAACGCGCTGACGACGGCTCGGACAATCACGGTAAGCCCGACCGCGACGACGGCGGCATCGTTCAACGGCTCGCAGAATGTGACAGCCGGGGTGTCGGTGACGACGGCGGCCGGGACGGCGGCGAACACGCTGCCGGCGACAGGGGCGACGGCGTTGCAGACGTGGCTTGTGACGTGCCGTAACTGTTTGGCGTGGCTGGTGGGACGGTTTGACGCGTCGGGTAATCCTACCGGCAAGGCGGCTACTGCTGGGA